CTTTTCTCTCACAAAAAGGTGAAAAATGAAATTTCTTGAAAAGTTGGAGCTAAATTTTTAGAAAAAAGGAGAAAGAAATGACACGTAAGGAAGAATTACAAAAAATATTTGAAGATGTTGATAATAAATCTTTAATTGAAAATCTAATTGATGACCTCATATTTATGGAAGAACAAATTGTGGAGCTTCGTAAATTACCAATGATTAAAGTACATCCTAATAATCCCGAAATACAAAAGACAACACCTTCTGCAAAAATGTATAAAGAAACTTTACAACAATATAACAATGTTATTAGAACACTCTCTTCATTTATTCGACACGATGAAGGTGAAGGTGAATCACCACTTGAAGCTTATATAAAAAATATAGGAACTAAAAAATGAGAGAAACAATAATTCTAAAACCGAATAAGTGGATTGATAAAGACTTAGAAAAAACTTATCTCTTCCAATATAGACAAGCTATAAGAACTGGTGAAATTAAAGCTGGTAATGAATTGATTACTTGCTTAGATAATTTATTAGAAGACTTGAATGATGTAGAATATTATTTTGATTCTTATGACGCAGATTTAAGAATTGATTTTATTGAGAGTATTGTAAAGCTAACAAAATCACCTTTCTATGGACAGCCGATGAAATTGATGTTATTCCAAAAAGCGTTCATTGAATGCTTATACTCTTTTAAGATGAGTTCAGATGACACAAGAAGATTTCAAAGAACTTTATTTTTGTTGGCTCGTAAGAATGGCAAGTCAGAATTAAGTTCGGCGTTAGCATTAGCAGAGTTTTTAATTGGCGGTAGTGGTATTGATATTGTTTGTTCGTCGAATGATGATAATCAAGCAAGCATTTTAACTGATGCAATTGATACTATGCGAAAAATGATTGACCCAAAAGATAAAGTGACTAAAAGAAATATCAGAAATATTCTTTGTAAAGTTAATAATAATAAGATATTTAAACTTTCTGATAAGACCCAGAATAAAGAAGGGCGCAACATTGACTTAGGGATTGTCGATGAAGTGCACGAAATGAAAGAGAACATTATTGTTAAGTCTATAGAACAGTCTCAATCATTGAAAATAAACCCACTTTTAATACTAATTACTACAGAAGGATTTGTTAATGATGGATTTTTAGATAATGAACTTATCCGCGCAAGAGGTATTCTAAATAAAGAAATCCAAGATGCTGCTTCTAAAAGATATTTACCTTGGCTTTATACAATGGATGGTGAATATGAAGTTTGGCAAGGGAATAGAGAAAATCGTTTGTGGGAAAAAGCAAATCCAACTTTAGGTACTGTAAAGAAATATTCTTATTTGGAGCAACAGATTGATACAGCTCGTTATTCTAAAAAAGATAGAAACTTCGTATTCAGTAAAGACTTCAATATCAAGCAATCAAATGCAACTGCTTGGTTAAAAACAGAAGATTATGATTATGAAGAAGTGTTTGATTTAGAAGATTTCCGGGGCTCATTATGTTTAGGCGCAGTTGACTTAGCTGAAACAACTGACTTGACTTCGGCTAAAATTATTTTGATTAAGCCGGGTGATAGAAAGAAATATATTCATTCAATGTATTTTATACCTGAAGGTAAATTAGAAAAGAATGATGATAGTAGCGCGGGCGCTAAATACAAAGAATGGGCTTCAAAAGGATTATTAAGAATTGAAGATGGAAACTACTTAAACACTGCTGTTGTAGCTGACTGGTTTTTTGAATTATATCAAAAGTATGGTTTAAGACCTTTAGCAATTGGATATGACGTTAAGTTTGCTAATGAATTTCTACATAGAATGGAAGAGTATGGATTTGAAACCGAAATAATTCTTCAACGCGCAGAAGTTTTAAGCCCATCGATAAGTATGGTTGAAGTTGATTTAAAAGATAAACTAATTATTGGACTTTCTGAAGTTGATAAATGGTGTTTGTCTAATGCAACTTTAAGAGTAGATAATAAAGGGTTCGGTATTCTTGAGAAAATTAAAGGACAGAATGGTAGACGTATAGATGGTGCAGTAACTTTGATAATGACATTTGAAATGCTGAAAAGGCATAGCTTTGAACTAAATAGATAAATATAAATCTTATTATCAACTAACTAATTAATTATATAAAAGGATTTAATTGTAATGAAATTATTTGACATATTAAAGAAAAAAATAAATAGCCCATTAAAGTTGGCGAATTCTCAATCATATTACACACCTTATTATAGCACTTATCAGAGTTATGATATTTACGGTAGTGATGTTGTTCAACAAGCTATGCGTTGTATTCTTCAAGAGGTAAAGAAACTTGAACCACGCCACATCATAAGAAACAAAAGTAGACGTGAGGTTTGTTATGACCCAATACAATTTACTTTAGAAAATCCAAATGAGCTAATGACCACGGCTGATTTCCTAGAAAAAATTGTTTATAATTTACTTATAAGTAGTAATAGTTTTATTTTACCTGTTTGGGAACTTGGTGAACTTGTGGCTTTATATCCATTGCAGCCAACAGATGTTAAGTTTGTGCAAGATAGTTCAAACACAATGTTTGTTGATTTGATTTTTGCAAATGGTTATCAATCAAGATTAAGATATTCAGATATAATTCACATCAGACATAACTTTGGCGCTTCTGAATTTATGGGCGGTAATATTGAAGGTAAGCCCGATAATAAAGCAATTCAAAGAGGTGTTGACTTAAATGAGTCTTTATTAGATGGAATTCAGAAATCAATTAAATCAAGTTATGCAGTTAATGGTGTTGTTAAATATAACACTTTAATCGACGATGGAAAAACACAAGAAGAATTAAATAAACTTACTGAAAAACTAAATAATAATGAAAATGGATTTATGTCTTTAGATTTGAAAGGTGAATTTATTCCTTTTAAACGTGATGTAAAAATTATTGATGAAGCAACACTAAAGTTCGTTGATGAAAAGTTGTTGAGAAACTGGGGCGTTTCAGTTCCAATTCTTACAGGTGATTATACTAAAGAACAATATGAAGCTTTTTATCAAAAAACAATAGAGCCAATAGTTATTTGTTTAAACCAAGCATTTACTAAAGCATTATTTACAAGAGAAGGTAGAACTACTTTAGGTCATAAGATTGTTTTCTATACTTCATTATTGAACTTTATGTCAATGACTGAGAAAAAAGAAGTAGCTACTTTATTAAGTAATTCTGGTGCAATCTGTGTAGATGAACTTCGTGATACATTTGGTTTTGCTCCTTGTGAAGATGAAGAACTAGGAAAAACTTATATTCAATCTAAAAACTTTGGTGATGCTAAAGTTGTAAAAGACCAAATAGAAAAGGAAACAGATGCTGTTAAAGCATTAGCTGAAGCAAATAAAAATTAATAACTAACTAATTAATAAGGAAAAGAACTAATATGGAAAAAGAATATAGGAATTTAGCTGAGTCAATTTCAATTAAAGAAGATGAAGACAAACTTATACTTGAAGGTTATGCTGTAGTTTTCGATAGTGAAACATTTTTAGGCTCAGAAGAAAGAGGATATTATGAAGTAATTGATAGAAATGCTATTGATTCTTCAGCTTTAAAAGATGTTCCATTGAAATATAATCACTCAAATGAGAATTATATTTTGGCTAGAACAAGAAATAATTCTTTACAACTAACTATAGATGATAAAGGATTGTTTATTCATGCTGAATTACAGTCAAATGTTCAGCAACATAGAGATGTTTATAATATGGTTCAAAGTGGTTTACTTGATAAAATGAGTTTCGCATTCACTGTAAAGGAACACGAAATTGATAGAAACGGTAAATTCCCACGAAGAACTATTAAAAAAATTGATAAATTATTTGATGTGTCAATTGTTGACACACCTGCTTATGATGCTACAAGTATTCAAGCTCGTTCTTTAGATTTGGTGGAAACTGAAGTTAAAGCATTGGAGAATGAAGAGCAGAGAAAATCGTTGGAGAACGAGAAAGAAGCTAATCAGAAAGCAATTGAATTAGAAAAATTAAAAATACAAATTAAATTGAATCTTAAATAGGAGAATTAAAAGATGAAAAAGACAATTCAGGATTTAGTAGACGCTAAAATTAAATACGCTGAAACAGAAAAACGTTTCAACGAATCACAAGACGCTGCTGAAATTAGAGATTTAGGTAAAGCACTTGAATCATTAAAAGATGCAATTGCCGAAATTGAAAAGGAATTAGAAGACAAACCAGCTGATGAACCAAAAGCAGAAAATGCTCCAGCTGAAAATGAAGCTCGTTCTAAGATGGATGTAATGAAAGCATATAATGCTGGTAATGCAGAAGTTGACTCTCGTTCAACAATGGAATACCGCTCAGCTTTCAAAGACTATGTTCAAAAAGGTGTTATTGCTGATAATCTTCAGTTCCGTAATAACCAAACAGGTAAAGTAATTGAAGCTCGTGCAGCAGGTCCAATGACTTCAGCTGATTTAGGTGTTCTTTTACCAACTACAATCGTTCAAGAAATCATCAAAGACGTTGAAAAATCTTATGGACAATTGTATTCACGTGTTAAGAAATTATCGGTTGCTGGTGGTGTTAAATTCCCAGTTGGTTCTTTCTCAGCTACTTTCAAACGTTTAGGTGAAACAGCAGGTGCATCTGATGCAGAAAAAGCTGGTTCAGTTAATTCTTATGTAGAATTTACATACAAACTTGGTGAAGTTCGCGTTTCTCAAACATTAATCGAATCAATTCTTACAGTTCCTGCATTTGAAGCTGAAGTTGCTAAAACAATTGTTGAAGCTTATGTTCAAGGTATGGAATCTGAAATCTTAAATGGTGATGGTTCTGCTAACCAATGTGAAGGTATTTTGAAAAATACTTCAAAAATCCCAGCAGGAAATATCATCGAACTTAATGAAAATGATATGAAAGATTGGAAAGCAATTCAGAAGAAACTTTTCGCTAAAGTTCCACTTTCAATGAGAAAATTCTCACCTGAGTTTGCTATGACAGTTAATACTTATGAAGGTAATTTGAAAGCATTAGCTGATGACAACAATCGTCCATTAGCAAAAGAAGTTTTCAATCCAACTGACAATGTAGAAACAGCTACTTTCAATAACAAAGCAGTATACTTTGTTGAAGAAGGACTTGGTTTCAAAAACTTTGATGAAGCTGCTACAGGTGAATTCTTCGGTATGTATTGGGTTCCAGAAAAAGCTTATGCAATCAACTCTAATCTTGA